TTTATGAAATCCATGACAGTATTGACAGCAGTAGCACTTACTACTCTCTCCCTAGTTGCCGTTGCGGCAGACAAACCAGCAGTAACAAAACCTGCGCCTGCAACAACAGCATCATCAGCACCTGCCGCTAAAGCAGACTCTAAAGAGAAAAAACACCCAAAGGTGAAAAATCCTAAAGAGAAAGCCGCAAAAAAAGCACAGGCTGATTCATCCGCTAAGAAATAATTCTTAGTAATTTTTTATCATTAATTGATGAGGTATTTAAAATGGCATTTGTAAATTCTAGCAAAACACAGACAGAACTCTTGGTATCGTACTTACGTGGTACAGGTCGTGGAATCTCTGCACCCCAAGCAAGGTCTTTGTTTGGCGTTAAAAACCTTCGTGCCCGTATGAGCGACTTGCGCCAGTGCGGTTATAAAGTTCGTACATCAATGAACACAGAAGGTAATACAACATATTTTGTTTCACGCAGAATGGTTGGACAGGCTTAAGCCTTATAAATAAACGTATCTCAGGGATGGGAACGTAATCGGCTCTTCTACCTTAGGAGCGTCTAACGCTGGTACAACGTTATGGTACCCCTGTATTCAGTAAGCAGGATTTTAGTGATACGCCTTCGGGGTATCAAATTTTATTTTTAACTCGCTTAACAAGGAGCAAAACTATGGGTAATCATACTCCAATTCCCGCACTTTTCGCTGGTGCAGGCTTTAAAGACTTTGATAAATTTTTTGTTGGTTTCGATGACCAATTCAATCGACTAGCAAAAATACATGATGACGTTACCAAAAACATTCCAAACTATCCACCGTACAACATTCGCAAGACTGGTGACAATACTTATGTCATCGAAATTGCTGTTGCTGGTTTTGGAAAACAAGAAATCGATATTACTTTTGAAGATAACAAACTAATTGTTTCTGGTAATACAAAAGATGATAACGATAATTTCTTATTTAAAGGAATTGCAAACCGTGCATTCACTCGCACATTTGCACTTGATGAACAAATCGAAATTCAAGATGCCGCTTTGATTAATGGTATGTTGAAGATTGCTTTGGAAAGAATCATTCCAGAACACAAGAAGCCAAAGAAGATTGAAGTTAAGGATACAGTTGATACTGAACCTAAGACTAAGAAATCATCTAAGCAATACTTAACTGAGGATGATTTATGAAATCGGTAAAAAAATTCTTTATGGCATTACTTGAAGGAATTCAAGATGCAAAATCATACAAAGCAAAAGGATTTGCTGAATACTATCTTTCAAAATCTATAGATCATCGTGATTTAGAAACCAGACAGAAAGAATTAGTACGCAGAGGCATATTATGATAGACGCATTGTTAATGCTTTTACGATGGAAAAAAGATGGTTGGGAAGTACATCCAATCGTTGATTTTGAAGGCTGGATATGAAACATACATATTGGTGGCCTGTATCGGATGAAGAATGGGAACGTTTAAACTTCCCAGAGCGTTTTAAGTAAACACCGAGGGTGCCGCAATGGCACCCTTTTTTATTATAGGATAAAAAATGGCAAACTTGAGAATTTTAAAATTAGTAAGCGGTGAAGAAATAGTTGGTGATATAATTTCTGAGACAGATAATATTAAAATAGAAAATCCTTGTGTTCTTGCAATTGGCATGAATTCACAAGGCAAAGCATCACTACAAATGCAACCCCTCTTAATTTTTTCTGAACAAAAAGTTGTAGAGTTTCATCTTAACCATATTATTTACAACGTAACAGTTGCACAAGAGATACAAAACAAGTATAATGAGATTTACGGTTCGGGCATTGTCGTTCCAACCAAATCTAAAATTATAACTTGATGAAATTTTACACACACTTCTCTAAACTTGGCAATCATATTCTTGTTCGTGGTTACAACAACGGCAAGAAATTTAGCGACAAGGTTGAATATAATCCAACTTTATATTTGCCGTCTAAAGATGGTGAGTATAAAACGTTAGATGGGCAATCACTTGCGCCTGTGTCTCAGGGCACAATGCGTGATGCTACTGAGTTTATGAAACGATATGAAGACGTTGATAACTTCAAAGTATACGGCTCAACAAACTTCCCATACGTTTATATCAATGAAGCATATCCAGGCAAAGTAGATTATGATCCAGAACAAATTAAGATTGCAAATATTGACATTGAGGTTGGTTCTGAAAATGGCTTTCCTGAACCTGCATCTGCGTCTGAGCCAATTACTGCCATCACGTTTAAGATAGCGGGACACTTCTATGTGTTTGGTTGTGGCGAGTTTAATAACTATCGTGATGATGTAACATATATGATGTGCCGTGATGAGAATAATCTTATCATGCGTTTTCTTGACATGTGGGAACAAACATCACCAGACATTGTGACTGGTTGGAACATTCAATTCTTTGACATTCCATATCTGCACAATCGTATCAACAAACTTATGGGCGAGAATACTGCAAAGCGTTTATCCCCATTTCGTAGAATTGGTGAACGTACAACTACGATTCACAACAAACAACAAACAGCATTCGACTTGGTAGGCATTGCTATTCTTGATTACATTGAATTGTACAAGAAATTTACTTACTCACAACAAGAAAGTTTTAGTCTTAATCACATTGCCTATCTAGAACTTGGCGAAAAGAAATTGGATTACTCTGAAGTTGAAAGTCTGCATCAGTTATATCGAACAAACTTTCAAAAGTTTATTGAGTATAACATTCATGACGTTGAACTTGTGGATCGTATTGATGCTAAGATGCAATTGATTGACATGGCACTTGCACTTGCATATGATGCTAAAGTTAATTACACCGATGTATTCACGCAAGTACGCATGTGGGATACTTTGATTCATAACGAATTGATTGAAGATAATATTGTTGTGCCACAAAATGTTCATACTGCAAAAGATGAACAATATGCTGGCGCTTATGTGAAAGACCCAATCGTTGGTATGCACGAATGGGTTGTGTCGTTTGACTTGAACTCATTGTATCCACACTTGATTATGCAATACAATGTTTCACCTGAAACAATCATTGAAGGTCGCCACACAAGTGTCTCTATTGATAATTTGCTGAACGGTGAATATCAAGCGCAAGGCGAATATTGCATGGCCGCTAATGGACATTACTTCAAGCGTGACAAGCAAGGCTTCTTGCCTGCTATGATGCAACGCATGTATGATGATCGTTCATTGTATAAAAAGAAAATGATTGAGGCTCAAAAGGCTTACGAAAAAGAAACTGATAAAGAACGTAAACGTGAAATATCAAATCAGATTTCAAAGTACAAGAACTTGCAGTTGGCAAAAAAAGTGCAATTGAACTCCGCTTATGGCGCACTTGGTAATCAATACTTCAGATTCTTTGACATTCGCCAAGCAGAGGCAATTACTTTGTCTGGTCAACTAGCCATTCGATGGATTGAAATGAAGTTGAATGGTTATCTAAACAAACTATTGAAGACTAAGGACATTGATTATGTTATTGCATCAGATACAGACTCGGTATACGTCAATCTTGGTCCGCTGGTTAATATGGTCTACGGATCGAAGAGTGAAACGAAAGTTGAAACGATTGTTGATTTCGTCAACAAAGCATGTACAGAAAAATTCGAACCATTCATTGACAAGGCATATCAAGAACTAGCAGACTACATGAATGCATTCGACCAGAAGATGCAGATGAAGCGTGAGGTCATTGCAAACAAAGGCATCTGGACTGCAAAGAAGCGTTACATTCTAAACGTGTATGATTCAGAAGGTGTTCGATTCGCAGAGCCAAAGTTAAAGATGATGGGCATTGAAGCTGTCAAGTCTTCCACTCCTATGTCGTGCCGTGAGAAGATTAAAGAGTCATTGAAGATTGTGATGAATGGCAATGAACAAGAGTTTCAATCTTTCGTTGAAGCATTCAAACAAGAATTCAAAACTCTTCCATTTGAAGACATTGCATTTCCACGTGGTGTTAGTGACCTATCTAAATATACAAGCAGTTCGGAACTATATTCAAAAGGCACACCTATGCATGTGCGTGGTGCGATAATGTTTAATGCGTTTCTGAAAAAGTATAAACTGACTAAGAAGTATCAACTTATTCAGGATGGTGACAAGACTAAATTCTGCTACATGAAAGTTCCAAATCCAGTTCAAGAGAATGTATTTTCTATTCTGACTGTCTTGCCTAAAGAGTTTGGTGTAGAAAAATATATCGACTACGATACGCAGTTTGATAAAGCATATCTTGAACCATTAAAAACAATCGTAAACACAATCGGTTGGAAAACAGAACGTGTTTCTTCATTGGAGAGTTTTTTCGCATGAGCAAAATACCATCAGAATATCTAGCGTTTAGAAGAGAAGATGATTTTGGATTTAGTGCAGTTGACGAATCAACGTTAACTAGACTTACTGATCCAAATACATTAGAAGATACAATTGCCGTTAAAGAAACAGTAGCACAATCTTCAGAGTCTTTGCAACGTGTAGAAGAAAAATTAGATACAATGCTATCGCTATACAATCAAGGTAAACTTGGACTTGATGCAGAACGTCAAAACATGACAGCAGATGTAAAAAAGAATTTAAAAGAATTAGAACAACTCATCATGCCTTTACTTGTTAACCTGATGAAAAATCCAGAAAAAGAATATATCTACTGGCCTAATCGTACTGCAAAGATTCAAGAGCAGATAGATAAAGTACTATTGTTAACTAGAGGATAAACATGCTGTTTGCTTTAATTACATTATTGAGTGCAATATCTCTTTCTGCTATTGCCGCATACTATTCAGTCATTGGTCTAATGGCTATCTTTGCGGCTAGCCCAATTCCAATTGCAATCATGGGTGGTGCGCTTGAGTTTTCTAAACTCATTGCCGCATCATGGGCATATAAAAATTGGTCAGTTGCACCACGATTTTTAAAATACTATTTCACAATAGCAGTTGTAATTTTAATGTTCATTACATCATTAGGAATTTTTGGATATCTTTCTAAAGCGCACAACGATCAAAATTTAGTGGGTGGAGATGTGCAGGCACAGATTGCACTTATCGATGAGAAGATTAAAGTTGAAAAGGATAATATAGATGTTAATCGCAAAACTCTCAAACAAATGGATGAATCGGTGGACCAAGTTATGGTTCGCTCAAAAGATGAAAAGGGTGCCGAATCAGCGGCAAAACTTCGCAAAGCCCAACAGGCAGAACGTAGTCGCTTACTTAAAGAAATCGAAACGTATAACAAGCGGATTTCGACTCTTAATGAAGAAAGAAGCCCTATCGCCGCCCAAGTACGTAAAGTGGAAGCGGAAGTTGGTCCTATCAAATATATTGCGGCGTTGATATATGATGATGTTGATTCTAACATACTAGATAAGTCTGTACGATTTGTTATCATTCTTTTAGTTTTTGTGTTTGATCCGATGGCAGTTCTACTTGTCATTGCAGGGAATTTCTCATTGAAACAAATTGCAAAAGAAAAAGAAGAAAAGTCTGGTGGATATGAAATTAATATTCCATCAGTAACTACAGTTGGACCCGTACCAATGAATAAAGATGAAGTCCTTAGTGCAAGAGAAATGTACCATAGGGATCAAGATTCAATGTAAGTATTGCTTTTGTGTTGAATTGATGTTATAATAATTGATGATTAATAATTTAAGGGGTGATTATGAGTAATTTTTTTACAGACTTAGTGGATCAGTTGAAAGACGAAGACACTAAAATTTTATCTGAAGGCGGCGCATCTGCTGAGTATAGTGGATGCATTGATACTGGTTCATATGCATTGAATGCTGTTTTATCAGGTAGCATCTATGGTGGTGTGCCTAATAACAAAGTGACTGCATTCGCTGGTGAATCGTCAACAGGTAAAACATTTTTTGTGCTTGGCATTGTTAAACAATTCCTTGATGCGAATCCTGAAGGCGGTGTTATCTACTTTGATACTGAAGCCGCAGTTACGAAACAGATGATGGAATCACGTGGTGTTGATACTAAGCGTGTTGTTATCTCTGAGCCAGATACAATTCAAAAGTTTCGCCATACTGCATTGCAAATCATTGAGAAGTATCAAGCACAGCCAGAAGCAAAGCGTAAGCCAATGATTATGGTTCTTGACTCTCTTGGTCAGTTGTCTTCTACTAAAGAAATGGAAGATACTGCTGAAGGTAAAGAGACTAAAGACATGACCAAGTCCGCTATTCTCAAAGCAACATTCCGTGTTCTTAATTTAAAACTTGCAAAGATTGGTGTGCCTTTGCTCGTAACAAACCACGTTTATGATGTTGTTGGTGCATACATTCCAACTAAAGAAATGTCTGGTGGTTCTGGCTTGAAGTATACAGCATCCACAATCGTTTACTTGTCTAAGCGTAAAGACAAAGATGGTACTGAAGTTGTTGGTAACATTGTTCGTTGCAAATTGCAGAAGTCACGTTTGACTAAAGAAAACTCTCAAGTTGAAGTAAAGATTACATACAGCACAGGGCTTGACAGATACTTTGGGTTGCTTGATATTGCAGAGAAGCATGGTATCATTAAAAAAGTTTCTACACGATATGAACTTGCCAATGGTACTAAAGTATTTGGTAAGAACATCAACGAAGAGCCAGAAAAGTATTTCACGCCTGATATCTTAGCATTGATTGACGAAGCGTGTAAGAAAGAATTCTTGTATGGGCAAGAAAACGATAGCGGTATTGTTGATGAGGTAGAAGAATTGGAGTTGGCAAATGAAGATTGATGAAGATTTTGTACTCACAGAAAACGACATTAAGTATAAAGACAAAGATGTTGTTGCATGTGTTAAAATTAAGACTGGTGAATTCAAAGACGTAGAATTTCATTTCGGAGAAATTAAATTTGCCGAAGAAGAAAATGATGACGGAACCTTTTCAATTGACTTTAATTATGATATAATGTCTGAACAGCACAAACTTTTAGAAGGTAACCAAGTGTTTGAAACTCAGCTTGGTGAAATTTTAAATGAACTTCTAAAACATGCTTTAGATGAAGCAGAAAAAAGGTATAAGAATGAACTTGGAACAAAAGATACTGAAACACCTGATATTGGATGAAGAGTACACACGAAAGACTTTACCATTCATTAAAGGCGAGTATTTTCAAGAATCTTCAGAAAAATTATTGTTTGCTGAAATTGAAAGTTATGTGAATAAGTATAACTCAATGCCAACGCAAGAAGCGTTGGTTATTGAGATTGACAAAAGAGTTAATCTGACAGATGACCAACACAAAAAAACAGTTGCACTGGTTAAACAAATCACAATCGACCCTGAGGTGTCTGACACCAAATGGTTGATTGATGCAACAGAAAATTTCTGTCAAGAAAAAGCAATCTACAATGGCATCATGCAGAGTATTCAAATTCTTGATGACAAGAATAAGAACAGCACAGAAAAACTTGATAAAGGTTCAATCCCTAAAATCTTAGCAGATGCACTTTCGGTTTCTTTTGATAATCACATTGGTCACGATTTTATTGATGATGCAGAAACACGCTATGACTTCTATCATAAAGTTGAAAAACGAATCCCATTCGACCTCGACTACTTGAATCGAATCACTAAAGGTGGGCTTGCAGAAAAATCTTTGAACATTGTTCTTGCTGGTACTGGTGTCGGTAAATCTTTGTTCATGTGTCATTGTGCGGCCGCCAATCTAACTATGGGTAAGAACGTTCTCTACATCACAATGGAAATGGCTGAAGAACGTATTGCAGAACGTATCGATGCTAACTTGATGAACGTTGAACTCGACAGACTGATTGGTATGCCTAAAGATGTATACTTGAAGAAAGTTGAAACTCTACGTGAGAAGACTAAAGGTAAACTAATCATCAAAGAATATCCAACCGCTAGTGCAAACGTAAATCACTTTTCGCATTTGTTGAATGAGTTGAAATTGAAACGTCAATTTATTCCTGATATCATTTACATTGACTATCTAAACATTTGTTCTTCCGCACGTATGAAGATGGGTTCTTCTATTAACTCTTACACATACATTAAAGCAATTGCAGAAGAGTTGCGTGGGCTTGCAGTTGAACATAAAGTGCCTGTCGTATCAGCTACACAAACAACAAGAAGTGGTTACACAAACTCTGACGTTGGACTTGAAGATACTTCAGAATCGTTTGGTTTGCCTGCAACAGCAGACTTGATGTTTGCTTTGATTTCAACCGAAGAACTTGCAGACTTGAATCAGATTATGGTCAAGCAGTTAAAGAATCGATACAGCGATCCGACAACAAATAAGCGTTTTGTGATTGGTGTTGATAGGGCGAAAATGAAACTGTATGATGCAGAAGAGTCAGCACAGACTAACATTTCCGATAGTGGGCAGATTGAAGAGGATAAGCCAATGTTTGATAAGTCCGGATTCGGCAAAAGAATGCAAAAAAACCGAGATTTCGGCAATTTAAAGGTTTAATTTGATAAATATCCCTTGACAGGATACCATAAAAGTGTTATAATATAATTTTATGAAAGACTAAAATGGACCTAAAAAACTTAAATGTTCCCTTAAACTATTTGAAAGAAAAAAGTGATATGATTAAACTTGCAGAATGGTATAATTGGGTTGTGAAATCTTTTGGCGAAATTTGCGGTTGGATCGGATTGATTCTAATTCATGGTTCTACAGTACCAGCAACATATTTGGCAATTAAAGGTGAACCTACTATACTTCCTCCATTAAGCATGGTCGTTCTAATTTGGAGTGGACTCTTATTATTCTTTGTTCGTTCTGCGATTATGAAAGATAAACTCTACATGCTTTCAAACGGCATTGGATTTTTCTTACAAAGTATTATGTTAGCATTCTTGGTGTTAAAATGAAAATAAATTCTGTCACGCAATATAATAATGAAATGTATCGACATACACAAATTCGTAATGTAGAACGTAGGCATGATGAAATTCGATTAGAAGAACGTAGAATTAAACATCTACGTGAAGTGTCAGAACAAGCACGAATTGAAATGAATCGTAGAATGAATCGTAACGGACAGAATGTAGATAGAATGGCATAGTGTGAAATCAATATCACTATTTGTTAATCATCCCGAATGTTCTACAGATTGTTGTGATGGGATGATTAAAGCATTATCGCCAAATTATAAAATTAATTTATTCAATACAGATAGTGATTTGCTCACGGTTTTAAACGATACAGATATTGTTGCATTTCCTGGAGGTATCGGAGATGCAGATTCTTATGATAAATTCTTTAGACGTAAACGTGCTAATATGATAGCAGATTTTGTTGAATCTAAAGGATATTATCTCGGAATATGCATGGGCGCTTACTGGGCTGGTAGTCACTATTTTGATATACTAGATGATATTGAACCTGTTCAGTATATTAAACAACCAAATGCTGATATTCGTAGGTCGTATTCTACAGTTGCCAATGTTACTTGGAACGGCAATCCTGAGACAATGTTCTTCTACGATGGATGTGCATTGACAGGCAATCTAGAACGTGCTAAAATAGTCTCTACTTATGCGAATGGTGACGCTATGGCAATCATTCAAAATCGTATAGGTGTGATTGGTTGTCATCCTGAGAGTCAGAAATATTGGTATGAGAAGCCTAGACAGTACATATCAAAACATTGGCACGAAGAACGAACACATAAATTATTGTTAGATTTTGTAAACACATTGACTGAAAATGCTAATATACACATATCAAAAATCGAAGAAGAAAAAAGTTTCCGCAAAGAAAATGGCGGAATATCAAAAGTGGAAAGATTCCTTGCCGACAACTTCATTCTCTAAAGGTTATAAGAAACCTAAAGAAGTTGAAGCATATCAACCGCCAAAAGCATATGTGCGTGAAACTGTACGTCATCCCAGTTTAGCGACAGTTGGCGACAGTTGCACTAAACCGATTCATGGCAAAGTTTACACTGGCGACAAAATGATTGGTATTGGCACACTACACAAAAGCAATGCAGTACCTATTTTCTCTAGTGATGATGCAAAGGATCAAGCATCAATGCGAAGGTAATTATAAATAGGTCTATTGCAACGACAGACCTATCATGTTTAAATTTAAAGAATACCTTATTGAGAAGAAAAACACTCACATGGAACATGCGGAAGACGATGTTCTAAATGGTGGTGTTGAAGGAACTAGAGATAGCATAAACGCACTCAGAGCGGTGCGTGACATGCTTGCTGGACATTCCAAAAGCAAAGTTGACATTTCAGTCAAATGGGATGGTGCGCCAGCAGTCTTTGCAGGACAAGACCCAACAGACGGCAAATTCTTTGTTGCGAAGAAGGGTGTCTTTAATAAAAATCCTAAAGTATATAAAACTCCAGCAGATATCGATGCAGACACTTCTGGCGACTTAGCAGACAAACTCAAATCGTGTTTGATGTGGTTGCCCAAGATTGGAATCAAAGGCGTCATTCAAGGCGACTTGCTGTTCACACAATCAGATTTAAAAACAGAAACAATCGATGGTGAATCATATGTCACGTTTCACCCAAACACTTTAGTCTACGCAGTTCCAACAGGAACAGAACTTGCTAAACAAATACAAAAAGCAAAGATTGGTATTGTCTGGCATACAATCTACGAAGGTGATTCTTTCGAAACAATGTCAGCAGTCTTTGGTAAAGACATTCTAAGCACACTTACTCAAAGTCCAAACGTTTGGATGACAAGTGCAGTCTATCACGATGTGTCAGGTAAAGCGACATTGACACAAGCAGAAAATGACCAAGTGACAGCAATTCTATCTGATGCTGGAAAGATATTTCAGAAACTAGATGCCGCTACTTTAAACTACATCAATACAGATGAAGACTTGATTGAACGCATCAAGACATTCAACAATTCAAAAGTACGTCAACAGTTAAAAATCACTAACGTCAAAGCGCACGTTAAAGAATTGATTACATACATTGAAGACTATTACGAGAAACAAGCCGAAGGCAAAGGTGAACGTGGTCGTGCCACTCAAATGCTAAAGAAAAGCAAAGTACTTAGATTTTTCTCACCAAAAAACAAAGCACACCTAGAAGACATTTTCACAATGATGAATCTATTAGCAGAAGCGAAGTTGATTTTAATTAAGAAGATGGATGAAGTCAAAACGTTGAATACTTTCTTGTTGACAAAGAAAGGTTACGAAGTGACTGGTGTTGAAGGTTATGTTGCGATTGACAAGATTAAAGGCAATGCAGTTAAGTTAGTTGACAGAATGCAATTCAGTTATGCAAATTTCTCACCTGATGTTATTAAAGGTTGGCAGAGGTAATAAGGTTTAATTTGAAACCGGACACCTTTATGTATACATCGGGTAACTATATTTAATGGTAGATATGCACTAAACAAGGAAAATAATAAAATGGCACAAGAAGGTTTTTTATATGAGGAGAATGCATATAAAGCATTGCAGAAATACAAAATTTCTACTGGCGGAGTTGCGGGTGCGTCCCACGACAAACCAGACCTGACCATTCAAAATAAATCGAAAAAAACTACTGGTTGCGAATTGAAGAATTCTCCAACTGCCGCAGGTTCTTTAGTTATGAAATACTACGATGGTAAGTGGCAATTCGGTGACATTGGAACTGATCCTGAGAAAGAATTCTTAGTTGAATTAGCAAAGAAGTTCAATTTGCTAGGAGAGATGAACACTAGCGGAACTCATGGTAAAGACTGGCGTGGTAAAGTGCCATGTTTACAAAATGATGAACGAGGCAAAAAAATCATTGTTGGTGCTAAAGACAAGACTGCCGCATACAAAGCAGACTTAGAGAAGTTTGGCGCACAGAATGAAGTACACGTTCCAATTCCTGCAAAAGCAATCTGTGACTATTATATTGCTAAAAAATGTTCGTATATCAACGTAGGAACACACGGATTCTTTACACTAGCAGGCAAAGATTTATTGGGTCTACAGCCAAAACTCAAAGCAAACAAGAATTCTCCGATTCCTGATTTTGCTACTAATGCTTCTGCTGTTATTCGTGTTCGCTGTCAATATAAGGGTGGTGGAGACTATCAATTCGTTATGACGTTACAGTTTGGTAAAGTGTCAAAATCACCATATAACATTGCACCAATCAAAAAGGGTTCTGGTGCTACAATCGATGAAGCCGCATTAAAAGCAGACCCATTGCTTCTAGCGTTTATGTAAATTATAAATAAAGCATAACACAGTTAGGCTACGGCAAACCTGTACAGATAAGTCTACGGAAAACTCTAAGAATATGAAATCGTTTAAAGAATCAATATTGCTTGATGAAGCAAAAGCAAAAGGCAAAGTAATTGTCGTATACGGCGGTGGCTTTCAGCCATTTCACGCCGGACATTTGAGTAGTTACACTCAAGCCAAATCCAAATTCCATACTCCAGACTTTTATGTTGCATCTAGCAACGACACAAAGGTTCGCCCAATCCCATTCAAAGATAAAGAATTCCTAGCGCAACAAGCAGGAGTTACGGATGATTTTGTTCAGGTCGTTCAGCCGATTAATCCTGAAGAGATTATGAAAAAGTATAACGAAAAGAAAGATGTTCTCATTCTTGTTCGTTCAGAACGTGATCCCATGAAGTACACAAAAAAAGATGGTTCACCAGCATACTATCAGCCATTTGTCAGCATTGATAAATGTGAATCATTTGAGACACACGCATATATTTTTGTAACTAAAAAACACGACTTTAAAGTTAATGGTAAAGAAGCATTCTCTGGCAGTCAAGTTAGAAAAATGTATTCAGATGCAGACTCAGAAGGTAGAGATAAAATCATTGATGATTTATATCCAAAAGCAAAAAACAAAGCTAAGGTGAAAAAACTTTTAGACAAATACATAGGTGGTGGCATGAACGAAGAATTAGAACAACAAGACGAAGCGGTATTGAGTTTCTCTGCACGTAGACAGAGAGCGCAACAATTACGTAGAATGTCAAAACGCATTCAACGTGCTAGAGCATTGCAAATGAAAAGATTTGCAGATACAAAACATTTAAAAGGTCGTGCCACTAAAATGGCATATAAGTTCTTTAGATCAAGACTTGCTGGTGGTAAAAACTATGCAGACTTAAGTACTGGAGAAAAAATTGCAGTTGATAAAAGATTACAAAAATCTTTACCTGCGATTAAAAAACTTGCAGTTCGTTTATTTCCAAAAGCAAGAACCGCTGAAGTTACACGTAAAGCAACTATGATGATGAACAAAGAAGATATCAATCATATCTTTGCAGAATTCATTATCGAAAAACCAATTCTACCACAAGATAAAGATGTTGCAAAGAAGGACGGAACACAACCTAAGAAGTATTATGTTGGTTTAGATAAAGATACAAAAGACGCTAGAGCATCACACTTTGCAACAAATGGACCGAAATCGGATTCAGATAAGAGTGCATACAAAGATGCACCTGGAGATAAAGAGGCTAGAGAAAAAGGTTTACCACAATCTAAATTTACAAAAAAATTCAAACAGATGTATGGTGAAGGCGTAAAAACTCCAGAGCAAAGAAAAGAAGTTTCTAGATTAGACCAATTGGTTCGTTTGGGATTAGCAGACACTAAATCTCTTGCAGTTATCAAACGTTCTGTTGATAAATTAAAATCTGGTGACATGTTAAGTCCCTCAGAGCGCAATGTCACAAATGATTTGTTGACAACGCTACTTGATATGGTAACTTCAAGCGATGCATTGTTTAGAATGACAAAGACACAGTTGCAAAAAGAGGCTGTGGACGATAGATTTAAAAAGTACATTATTCCTGCAACAAAAACAACACCAAAAATAGAAAAGATTTCAATGCCTGCTGGAAGAACGACAGACCACATTGAGTGGAAAGTAACTGGTTCTGTTGCAAGTCAGACTAAGACATTTAAAAGCAAAAGAGAAGCAGAAGCATATTTCAATACTGTAAAAGAGTCTATTGATGAAGCCGCATACAAAGGCAACATTGGCATGATGGAAATGATGAAGTTCTTTGAAGTTGCAACAAAAGAAGAAAAAGAAAAACTTAAAAAACTTATTGCAGATAAAAATCAATCTGCCGCTTGGAAATTAATTCAAGACGTTACTGGCATGAAACTTGTCGGTATGAATGAAGACAATGAATATGATGATGAATATGATGATTCCGCAGAGATGGATGGAATCTCTATGGCACAAATTCAATTGTCTAACATTATTGATGATGCAGAAGATTTAATCCAACAGTTAGATGACATGGATGAAGAGCCTGATGAGTGGGTTTTATCTAAGATTACTAAAGCAGAAGATTACATTGCTACAGTTCGTGACTATCTAGAATTTGATGATAATTTTGAGATTGATGATAATGGTGAAGAAGATGATGGCGAGTTTTCTGGTGCAGAAATGGATATGCATCTAAGTCAAATGCAACCAGATGAGTTTGGTGATGCATACGAAGAATTCAAACCAATCTTAGAAGAAATCGAAGGATTGAAAAAGAAAGCAGAAAAATCTGGTATACCATATAGCATTCTAAAAGCAGTATATAATCGTGGCATGGCGGCATGGCAAGGTGGCCATCGTCCTGGAACAACATCACAACAATGGGCATTCGCTAGAGTGAATTCTTTTATCACAAAAGGTAAAGGAACATGGGGTGGTGCGGATAGTGATCTAGCATCTAAGGTTAACAAGAATGAAGCGTTTTCTAAATTTGCTGAAGCATTAGAATGGGGTACAGATGCGATGCGTAAAGCATATGCCTCAGATACTCCAGGTCAACCTACAGAAATTCAAACAGCAGATCATCAATCTTGTTGCGGTGATTGCGAAAAAGATTCAATTGGAGAAGAAGTTGATTGGGAACAAGTTGTCAATGAAGCAGAATATCAAGGTAAATCTGTTAAGTTAAATGATCCATTCAGAACACCTGATGGTCCAAAGAAGTTTGGTGTATACACTATGGGACCAAATGGTAAAGTTGTTGTCGTTCGTTTTGGTGATCCTAATATGGAAATCAAACGTGACGATCCTGAAAGATTAAAAAGTTATCGTGCTAGACACGGTTGCGACAATCCTGGACCAAAGTGGAAAGCAAACTACTGGTCTTGCCAAATGTGGCGTTCAGACAAAAGCGTAAGCGAATTAGATTAAAGTGGAGATACGCATGAAAAATATAGAAGAAGCAAAAGTTGGATCAGGTACAGCGATTGCAGATAAAACTGCTGAAAAACGTGCCCAATTATCATTGAAAATGATTCAGTTACGTATGAAACAAGATAAAGAACGTCAAGCACTTTCAGCACAAAAAAAATCTTTACAGAAGGAAGAAACAATGACAGAATCATTTAGCGCATCTCAAATTGCCGCTTTGAAAGCAGAGTACTCTAAGATTAATACAATCGATCCGGATAGCGACACATACAAGAAATTAATTGCTATGCTTGATAAATTAGATTTAAAATCTTTAAAATCTCTTGCTGATGCAAATGTAAAATTTGTATCTAAACTTGCACAGAATCGTGTTATGAGAAAGAGCATGAAAAAAGAAGAAGTGCAAATTGATGAGTTGTCAACCGACAAACTAGCAGACTACAAAAAGAAAGCTGGCGCTGATGCATCAGCCGCAGACAAAGCAGGCGATATCAAAAAAGGTAACAAGCGTTTCTCTGGCATTATCAAAGCAACTAGAAAGCAATTTGACAATGATGCTAAGAAAACAAATGAAGAATTAGATATTGAATTGGCTGAAGTTCTTGCTAAAGATGCAACCGCCGGTGATTTTATTCACGATTTTGTACACTCTGATAATCCTAAGTTTGCTGGTAAGTCTAAAGAGATGAGAAAGAAAATGGCTCTTGCCGCATACTATGCAAAACGAAAGAATGAAGAGTTGTCACCAAAACAAAAAGCATTAGATAAAAATAAGAACGGCAAGATTGATGGTTCTGATTTAGCAAAGTTGCGTGGTGAAGAATTATCACCAAAACAAAAAGCACTTGACAAGAACAAGAACGGCAAGATTGATGGCTTTGACTTAGCCGCAATTCGCAATAAAAAGAAACCACAAGGTGCTGACTTTGCCGCACAAAGACGTAAAGAAAGACTTGCATCTAATGGGCGTATGGATGAAGCAAAATCTGACTACGAAGTTTATCATAAAGATTATTCCACAGCAGTACAGACAGCAATCAAACAAGCAGAGAAGCGTGGCTTTGAAGTAGACATGGACGATTGGCACGATAAAGTTGCTACTGGTCCTAAGAAACCATCTGCTGGTAAAACAAATTCATTCTCTGTCAATCTAATGAAAGATGGCAAAGAATCTAAAAAGAAATTACACCTTCAAGTGTACAATATGGACAATCACAAGTATGAGTTGAACATGTACATCGAAGAGATTCAGTTAGACGAATTGAACAAAGACACATTGCACTCTTATGCTAAGAAATCTGAAAAAGATCAGGGCGATCAGTTCAACAAGATTGGTAAAGGAATTAGAGACAACGATCCAAAGTCTGCAAATAAAGCGGGACACAAATTTTCAATGAGAAGCATTGGACAAGACAGAGCAGAAAAGCGTTTGGCTAAAGAAGCGGCATCACCAGCACAGCAAGCGGCTATCGCTATCGCAATGAAGAAGGCTGGTAAGAAACCAAAAATGTCTGAAAGCATCATAGCCACTATTAAAGACAAACTTAATAAACTCAAACGTGGTAATGAAGCACAACAAAAAGCAGACGATCATTTTGACAAAGCAGGTGATCCAAAGAATGCAAACGCAAGCAAAGACTTGAAGAAAGCAGTTCGCTATCACAATCTTCTAAACAAAGAACAAACTGAAATTGTAACTGAAGCTAAAAAGAAGTCATGGAAAGACATGAGAAAAAAAACAAAGAATGAAGAAGCACCTAACAAGGCTACAGTTCAAAAAGGCGATCAATTGACAGGTAAAAGAGAACCAATTGAAATCAATCCTGAATTGAAAGATACGGCAAAATAAAATGAATAACGAATTGCCACAAATTTATTGTGACATGGACCAAGTGCTAGTCAACTTTATGGGCGGCGCAAATAAAGTATTAATGGCAAAAGGTCTACAGCCTTTTCAGCAAGGAGAAAAAGATGTCAAATGGGAAGCACTACGTTCAGTACCAAAGTTTTGGGCTAACTTAGAGCCTATGTCTGACGCTATGATGTTATGGAGATACATCAAGCCTCATCAGCCTTACATATTGTCTACGCCTTCTAAGCGTATGGCTACTTGTAAACCAGAAAAACTTGAATGGATTAGAAAACATTTAGGTAATGTAGAGCATGTTTATCTTGTTCCAAGAGAAGAAAAACAAAAATTCGCTGTAACTAGCGATGGAACCCCTAATCTTTTAATAGATGACTATGAAAAAAACATAAAAGAGTGGGTTGCGAAGGGCGGAATAGGAATAAGACATATAAATAGTATTAACACTATTTCACAATTACGAAAAATCGGATATTAATTAAAGGAGAACACCATGGCACTATGGGGAAGCAGAGATACATTCGCAGTAACAGGAACTGCATTTGCAAACAGTACTGTTAACACTACAATATTAACAGGCACATCAACCGTGTTTACAACAGAACTAGATGTTGGTGACACATTTGTTCTTGCTGGAACAAGACGCAAAATTGTTGGAATCACAAGCAATACAGTATTGACTTTTGAACCAGCATGGACTGCGGCTAACGTTGCAGGCACAGTTACTGGACAAGACACACCAAAGTGGTTAGCCGCTAACAGCGCAACTGTTCAAAGTTCACAAGTTTCAAATACCGCATACACATTTGGTGTTGACACAAACGAAGCAACAGCTTACAACGAAATACCAGGTTGGAAGTTTACAAACACGTATACTGACATGCATGGTAACAGCCGTAGAAAAACTGAAACTCTAGTTTCAATGGGATCCATTACTGGTGACGCAGAAGATGCAATATTCGGTGATAGCTTTATCACAATCACCACACAACCAAGTGCTAATAGCGCCGCTAATAACTCAGCCGCTACATTCACAATTGTTGCAAGCATTCGTCCAGTTGGCAATACGATCAACTATCGTTGGCAACGTGCCGCAAATTCAAATGCGGCATTCGTGGACTTGACAAACGCTGGTACATACAGCAATACAACAAATACAACATTGACGATTGCAAACAATACAATTGCGGCTGGTGGTGGTGGACTTTCAAATTCACTCTACCGTGTCACAATGTCTTCTACTGGAATTTCAGCGAATGTCGTGTCTGCAAACGCAACATTGACAACAGTTTAATCTTATATGGGGTGATGGGTAAAACCATTGCCCCTTTTGGTCCGAGTCCCGGAAGTAGCATTCCCATTCAATTGGGTTTACATTAAGGAAGAAAAATGGCAGATAAAAAAGTAACGCAGTTAACAGCATTAACTGTAGCAACAAAAGAAGATTTATTATTAGTTATTGATGATCCATTGGGTTCACCAGTAAGCAAAAAAATTACTGTAGACAATTTCTTTGGCGCAACTTCAACAGTCAGCGTCAACGCAATTAGCATTAGCGCATCAGGCACAAGCACACTCTCAGCTAATACATTTGCAATCAATTCAGTAAACGGACTTACAGTCAATACTGGTATCACTATCAATAGTAGTGGTTCTGCATCCGATACACGAATTTCATCTGACAATCAGGCAAACATGTTTTATGTTAATGCTACTACAGATAAAATTGGTCTCTTAACAAATGCACCAACAGAAGTATTCGACATTAATTCTGATGCAGTCCGTTTGCGTACCGCTAGAACACCAGCAAGTTCAAACAATACAGCAGTTGGTTGGGGAGTAGGTACAATTGCTTGGGATGCAAATTATCTTTACATTGCGGCAAATACGACACATATTAAGCGAGTGGCACTAAGCACGTTCTAATGTCTACATTAAATGATGATAACTTTGATGAGTACGCAGTAAGCAACTACTTTAATCCTAATTGCATATCAGTTTTAGAGTTTTTAGATGATCTGAAAATTATCAAGTATATCAAAAGACTTATAAACAAATATGTAGATAAGAGTGAGTTGAAAGAGAGATTGATTTTGAATCACATAATTTCTCTTTCAAATGTGTTTGGTGCTGAAGCGGCTGTCAATATGTTACGGTTCAAGATAGATATAAAAAACCATGATGTATTGAATGCATTTTTAGTTTATCTTGAGTATGTTAAATTAGAAGACGTAAGAGTTTTAGATTTAGCATTGTACAACAAATTAAAGAAGAGTATATAAGTGGCAAATTTAGTAGACTTATACTTAGTGTATAGAATTTTAAGATTGTTTACTACTCCGTTCGGAGAGTGGGAAGCATACAAAACTGGTGTTATTGATGACGAAGGAAACATTGTCGTACCTTCAGATAAAAGAACAATAGCACAAGATGATTCATTCACTAAGTTTGACTTATTGATTCTAAAACTTAAAAAAGTTTTGGAAAAATTGCCATTTGGTAAAACCAAACTTGCGTCCTATGCGGCCGCATTGTTCCTTCTCAAAGAAGAAAAGAACATTAAAGAAGAAACGTTAGAAGAACAATTCTTAGACTATTACAATGGCAAGACATATTTGTCTGAAGGCGTAGAAGAAGATGTTGCAAATGGAACTAGTGGCATTGCAGGCTTAGATGGTAATCCTCCAGCAAGCAGAACATTCTTACGTAGATTCGCAAAGAATGATGTATTTGTTGTTGACACAGAGCGTTTTAACAAAGCACGTACAGGTAAAAAGAAATATCTTAAGTATGAAAAGTATGTTGGTAGTGATGAAGTTGGAAATGCAATACGAACCTACGGCAGAAAGTATCCTAAGAAGCCAATCATTCTACAAGATGAAAAGACTGGCTCAATGATTTTCTTACGACATGGGCGTAGTGGAATGTTTACAGAACAATTTGAAAAAGAGCAATTAATTGAAGAAGTTTCTCAGGCGCAATTAAATGAATTAGAAAAATACCTAGATCAATTGTTCAAAGTGTTAAATGTTGATGTTGCATTCACTAAACATTTTTTAGATAGAGTTAACGATTCACGCAATGGTAAACCTATCACAGTAGATGAATTGCAGTTGTTATTTAAAAAGACGATTCAAAAGTATGGTAAAAAGATTCCCGCATTGGGACCTGATGCTGAAGCAGTATTGAATGACATGAAGACGCAAATCAATTTGCCATTTGTATTGAAGTGGGATAGAGATGCGGAAGAGTTAGATTTAGTAGCAAAGACAGTTATGCGTAAGAAAAACTTTATGACGCATAATCAGAAATTCACAGTATAAGGAAACAATATGTTAGAAACAATTTTTTGGATTTTAATCGGTGCATTTGTTGGTTGGCACTTTCCGCAACCTTCATGGGCGAAAACAATAGAAGCTAAAGTGCGTTCAGCATTTGCAAGTAAAGAGTAATTGTTATGTGGATTTTGGAATGGCTTCCCAATTGGATATTCTATGCAATTTTCTTTGCAGGAATATTAGGAGTTATTGCAACATACGTACTAGGATTCATTCCTTTTCTTTCTGCATATAAAATTCCTATTCAAGTAATATCTATTATTGCTATTGTTGTTGGCACATACATGGCTGGAGCAATATCAAATGAAGAGTCATGGCTTGCTAAAGTAAAAGATGTTGAAGCAAAAGTAGCAGAAGTTCAAGTACAGTCTGCTAAAGAAAATATAAAGATAGTAGAAAAAGTTGTCAAGAAACTTGAAATTGTTAGAGTGCAAGGCAACGAAGTCATAAAATATGTTGACAGAGAAGTTGTCAAGTATGACATTAAATTTGCGCCAGGTGGTATATGTGAGATACCTAAAGAATTTTTCATAGCACATAATGATTCGGCTAAGGATTCAAGATGATTAAATACCTTGCACCTTTATTGCTTATATTAATAGCAGGCTGTTCAACTGTCGTTCCAGTGACAGTCAAGTTTCCTGATGCACCAGATAGAATAAAAATCAGATGCCCTCAGTTAAAAACTCTAAGCGAAGAGGCTAAGTTATCTGACATAGCCAAAACAATAACCGAAAACTATACAACGTATTACGAATGTGCAGTTAAACACGATGCTTGGACGGAATGGTACGAGACCCAAAAAATAATTTTCGAGAAGTTAAACAAATGAGTGATGCTACGGTAGAATTAAAAGTTGATGTGGAAGTCTTAAAGAATCAAGTATTGACTATCACACAGCTTTGTGGTAAAATGGACTCAGTTATTGAGAAGCTGGTGGACAACCACGACCGCATGGTTAATCAAATCTATAACGATATGGAAAAAAGAAAAAACGATACCAATACAGATATCAAGGAATTACATTCCAGAATTACTACAATTAGTCGTGAGGTATCGGATAAAGTTGAATTGACGGAACGTAGAATTATGGATGAGATTAAAGCACTCCGTGAAGAAATTCAAGAACATAATAAAAAAGAAGAAAATGATTTGCAAAAAATTCTTCAATGGAAATGGATGGTAGCTGGTGGTATGGTTGTTCTTGCTTGGGTAATCTCTAACGTAAACTTAACCGCACTATCAAAAATATTTAACTAATTGACTTCCGTCTGAATGTCTGATATAATAGACATTCAATTGACATTGTATATTATGAGAAACATTTATGAGTATTTGGATAGACCAAAAGTATATTGGTACACTTTCAGTTCGCTTGGACAAATTTGTTCGCAAAGGCGACTACACCTATAACTTCAGATGCCCTATCTGTGGTGATTCCCAAACAAATAGAAACAAGGCACGTGGATACATCTTTGCACAAAAAGGTGGGCTATTCTACAAGTGCCACAATTGTGCTGTCAGCATTTCGCTTGGCAGTCTAATCAAAGCAGTTGATCCCAATCTCTACAAAGAGTATTGCTTAGAGCGATACAAAGAAGGTGAGACTGGTCGTAAAGCACACAAAGAACACGGATTCGTTTTTAAGCCTGTTGTATTCGGTAGCAACAAAACGGACAATCTAAAAGGTGTTCTAACTCCCCTATCTAAACTCAGCGATACGCATGAAGCGATTGTATATGCACGTTTACGAAAGATTCCTGAGGATAGATTAAAGTCGTTATACTATGTTGACAATGTTCAAAAGTTAAAAGTTTTCTCGCCAGAGTATGAAGAGAAGATTGTAACTGACGAGCCTAGAATTGTATTGCCGTTCTATGATAGCGATGATGAATTGGTTGGACTAACGGCACGTGGTATTCGTGGTGAGAAGTTGCGATACATCGTGATGAAAATAAAAGATGATTCGCCTATGATTTTCAACATGAACGGGATAGATATAACACAGACTATTTTTGTGACTGAAGGACCAATTGACAGTCTATTCTTACCCAATGCAGTTGCAGTTGGAAATTCAAATCTGAAGTATGCACTCAATCACTTACCGAAAGATAAGTTGGTATTGATCTATGATAATGAACCACGTAATAAAGAAATCGTAAGAGAGATAGGTGACGCAATTAGTGCAGGTGCAAATGTAGCAATCTGGCCTAAATCATATCAAGAAAAAGATATAAATGATATGATACTAGCCGGAAAAGCGCAGAATGAAATCTTGGATACAATAAATAAATTTACCTTTCGTGGTCCTAAAGCACTACTTGAATTCAACATATGGAAGATGAGATGAACGTAAAATTAATAAGAAGGAATTTGAATGTCAACTGATATTGTAATTGACTACAGTAGAGACTCATTATTTGATGAGTTAGGTATTAAAAGATTGAAAGAAAGTTATATGAAGGAGGATGAAACCTCTCCACAAGAAAGGTTTGCTCATGTCTCAAAAGCATTTGGTTCCAATCCAGAACACGCACAGCGATTATACGAATACAGCAGTAAACATTGGTTGTCTTATTCTACTCCCATTCTTTCTTTTGGTCGCAGTAGCCGTGGGCTGCCTATTTCATGTTTTCTTCCATATCTACACGATAGCGCAGAAGGGCTTGTTAACTGTCTTGCGGAAGTAAATTGGTTGTCTATGTTGGGAGGTGGTGTCGGTATTGGTGTCAGCATTCGCAGTTCGGATGATAAGTCGGTTGGAGTCATGCCCCACCTTCGCACATATGACGCATCAAGTCTTGCATATCGTCAAGGGCGCACCCGCCGTGGTTCTTATGCTACATATCTTGATATCTCTCATCCTGATATTCTTCTATTTCTTGAAATGAGAAAGCCTACGGGCGATCCTAATCTGCGTACACTCAATCTACATCATGGCATCAACATTCCAGATTCATTTATGCAAATCGTTGAACGATGTATGCAAGACAAAGATGCAGATGATTCTTGGGAATTAAAAGACCCACATAGTAATGAAGTGCGAGAAGTGGTTTCTGCAAAAGACTTGTGGCAACGTATACTTGACATCCGTATGCAGACTGGTGAGCCATATCTACATTTCATTGACGCAAGCAATCGTGCTATGCCACAGTTTCAAAAAGATTTGGGACTAAGTATTAAGCAGAGTAATCTTTGCTCTGAAATTATTTTACCTACAGATAAAGATAGAACAGCAGTATGTTGTTTGTCTTCAGTTAACTTGGAGTACTTTGATGATTGGAAAACTGATCCTTTATTTCTTGCTGATATTGCTGAAATGCTCGACAATGTTCTTCAGTATTTTATTGATAATGCTCCTGCCGCCGTTGAACGTGCAAGGTTCTCTGCCATACGTGAGCGCAGTATTGGCATCGGTGCTTTGGGGTTTCATGCTTATCTACAACGAAATAACGTCCCATTTGAATCCGCACTTGCAGTCGGAAGAAACAAACAAATCTTCTCACACATAAGGGAACAACTCAATGATGCGAATCTTAAATTGGGTAAAGAGCGAGGTGAAGCTATTGATGCTGTTGGCACTGGCCAACGTTTTAGTCATCTTATGGCTATTGCTCCAAATGCTTCTTCGTCTATCATCATGGGAAATACTAGCCCTAGTATCGAACCTTATCGTGCTAATGCTTATCGTCAGGACACTTTATCAGGGTCATCGTTAGCCAAAAACAAATGGTTAGATAGAGTTATTCAAAAATATCTTTCAGGTGATGGAGATACAGTATCACAAAATGATTACAATGATATTTGGTCTTCAATCATTGCAAACGATGGTTCTGTACAACATCTAACATGGATGGACGATTGGACAAAAGATGTATTCAAGACTTCTATGGAGATTGACCAACGTTGGTTAGTTAATCATGCCGCAGATAGACAAGTGTATATTGACCAAGCACAATCATTGAATCTATTTTTTCGACCTGATGTGAACATTATGTATCTACATGCAGTACACTTTCAAGCATGGAAGCAAGGACTCAAAACATTGTACTATTGTCGTTCAGAAAAGATTGGTAAAGCAGATAAAGTATCTAAACGTATTGAACGTGAAGTAATTAAAGAACTAGATATGAAAGCACTTATTGATGGTGATGCATGTCTTGCATGTGAAGGATAAAAAATGAAAGTACTTAGATTTACAGCATCATGGTGTCAGCCATGTAAGATGTTAGCAAAAACATTAGAAGATGTTGATACTCAAATTCCAATTGAAGTTATTGACATTGATGAGAATCAACAACTCGCAGTAGACTATGGCATTCGTGGTGTTCCCACTTTAGTCATGTTAGATGGTGACATTGAAGTTAAAAGATTTTCTGGCATGAAAATGAAAAATGAATTAACAGAATGGTTGGGTGCTTAAATGGATTGGAATTTTGGTGTAATGGAATTAATTTTTCTTGTTAGTTGCATAATCATTTTCATTAGAAACAGAATGCATAAAGCAGAAAATGAAATTGACAGAGTGATGAGAGAAGCTGAACAAGTCAAATATAAAAACATGGATATATTAATTTGTAAAACTGAAGTGCATGATAACCAAATCTTTATTTACGAAAGAAAAACAAATGTGTTCATCACACAACAACCAACCATCGAAAGTACATTCACGTACTTTATGAATAACTATCCTGGCCAAAGAATACATTTCGGAGAAGAATAACAAATGAGTATAACAAAAATAAAAAGTAATTTAATGGATAGCAGAGATGCATTCAAGCCATTCAACTATCCGTGGGCATATGATGCATGGTTAAAGCATGAACAGAGTCATTGGTTACATACAGAAGTTCCAATGGCTGAAGATGTAAAAGATTGGAAGAAAAAGTTAACAGCAGAAGAGAAACATTTTCTCACAAACATTTTTCGTTTCTTCACACAGGGTGACATTGACGTTGCTGGTGGTTATGTAAAGAACTATCTGCCATACTTCAAGCAACCAGAAGTGCGTATGATGTTGCTTGGCTTTGCCGCTAGAGAAGCGTTGCACGTTGCCGCATATTCGCATCTGATTGAAACATTAGGTCTACCAGATACAACATACAATGAGTTCTTAGCATATCAAGAAATGAAAGACAAACACGATTATGTGTTAGACATTTCAAATGCAAATGGTGACTTGCAATCTACTGCTACACACATTGCAGTATTCTCCGCATTCACAGAAGGTATGCAGTTGTTCTCTTCATTCATCATGCTTTTGAACTTTCCACGCATGGGTAAAATGAGAGGCATGGGACAGATCGTTACTTGGTCTATTGTAGATGAGACACAACATTGTGAATCTATGATTAAACTATTCAGATCATTCATTCAAGAAAACAATGAGATTTGGAATGATGAATTGAAATCACGCATATATACTATAGCAGAACGAATGGTTGAACTTGAAGACAAGTTTATTGACTTAGCATTCGGCATCAATGAGATGGAAGGACTTACTTCAGAAGAAGTTAAGAAATACATTCGTTATATTGCAGACAGGCGCCTTATCAGTCTTGGATTGAAAGGTATTTTTAAAGTAAAAAGAAATCCATTACCTTGGGTTGAAGAAATGATTAATGCACCAACGCATACTAATTTCTTTGAGAACAGAGCAACCGACTATGCAAAGGGTGCTACAAAAGGTGATTGGGCAGATGTATGGGGGAAAGCGGCATGAAAAAAATATTAGTATCGTTATTCATCTTATTATCATTTAATGCATTTGCATGGACTCAACGTGCGCCTTTATCACCTCAAGCATGTGCGGTTCATGCGCCTTATGGATTCCCTGTTGTGCAAAATGTTCAGCCAATTTGCAGAGAAGCATATCTTGTTGGATATGATGAACAAGCAAAGATTCCAAAGTTTG